AGATATGATTTATTTTTTAGATAAATCAAATAATAGACATGAGGTTATGATGAGTTGGGAAGATAATTTAATGAAAGCATCTGCTGATTTTATTTGTCAAAACGGAGGACATATCCTAGAAATAGGATTTGGAATGGGAATCTCAGCTAACTACATTCAACAGAATAATATACTATCACACACCGTAGTTGAAAACCATCCTGATATCTTACCAAAAGCTTTAGAATGGGCTCAGAATAAACCAAACGTTAATATAGTTCAAGGAAGTTGGTATGATAATTTAAGTAATCTAGGTACTTTTGATGGAATTTTTTACGATACTTACGGGGATGAACATCTTCCGTATTTTGCAACTTCAATAGTACAGTTAACTAAAAAAGGAACTTTATTAACTTTTTGGAATATGAAAACATCTCCTACTAATATATTCAAATTTGAGGATGTTGAATACGATACCTACGATATTAATCCACCACAAAATTCGTATTTTAATTCAAATAAGTATTTCTTACCTAAAAAACAATTTTAATATATGGCAACAACTACTATAGATGTTACATACCAAGGAGTTGTAAGTTTTACTTATGTCGATCCATTTATCATTAATTGGGTATTCGATGTACGTGCTGCTGCAACCGGAGATACCGCTGTAACCCATACCTCTAATACCCAAGACAACTCTGCTGTTCGAGCAAGTTTAACAAGTGGTAGATTAGGTAATATAGGTGTTTGTGCTAGAACATTTCTATTTTTTGACGATATATTTGCCTCAATAGGTTACGGAACTGTTACCGCTGCAACACTAAAAGTATACAACGGGGGATCTGCTACATCTACACAAACTATTGTTGTAGAATCCTACGCATGGGGAAGTAACGGTAGCAGCAGTACTCTTGTTGATACGGATTACAGTGAGCTTAATCGGTACGGTACTGGAACTTACTCATCTGTAAAAACATCTTGGAGTGGAAATAGTTATAATGATTTCGTATTAGATGCAAGTTGTATAGCAGATATAAATGGGTATGGGTATTTAAACTGTGCTATAACGGAGTATGATTACGATCATCTTGGATACGACCCACCCACTGGTACAATATTTAATGCTCCTATAGAATTCTTAGACCCAACCAATAAAATAAAATTAGAGATAACATATACACCTGGAGGATATCCAAACAAAGTTATAGGTGTTGCAGGTGCTTCAATAGCAACAGTAGATGGTATAGGAACAGTGTCAAGTATTCCTCAACTTTCAAAAGTAATAGGAGTATAGTAAAAACAATTAAATTAAAATTAAATAACACATGGGCATTTCCCGCATTTACTAGTCTATCACAAGAACAGGTAGAAGGGTGGTTAGAAGCTGCAATGGATATGGATGCTTTAAAAGCAAACATTGATTCTCAAATCAACCTAATTAAAAACCCAGTAACAGCAACTTTAGCTGCTCCTTGGAATATGCCAACAACAGGTAGTTTGTAATTTACAAAATAGTTACTATATTATAATATTAATCGATTAACACAAAAACAAGTTTCATGGAAAACAAAAAATTAACACAGAAAGAATTACAGCAAATAGTTGATATTCAAAACAGGTATCAAACAGTAGCCCAGGAGTTAGGAAACATTGAACTTCAGAAGATTGCTTTAGAAGAAAGAAGACAAGCTGCAGAGCAGTTTCTTGTAGAACTTAAAACACAGGAAAAAAACGTAGCTCAAGCAATTGAAAAAGAGTACGGAAAAGGAAACATCAACTTGAAGACAGGGGAATTTACACCTATACAGGAAGAGGAAGTAATTGAAGAATAGTAGTACTGTTTACATTAAATTAAGAAGGAGGGTTTAGACTCTCCTTTCCTATTTATTTAAAAAAAGTAAACCCTGCTTAAAAAAAGAGGTTTATGAAAATTCCTAGATATTTATTATAAATTAAAACAAATTAAATAAAACATGGCAGAATCAATTATTTCTCCAGGAGTGTTGACAAGAGAGAATGATATCTCTTTCATAACACCGGCACCAATACAAGCAGGGGCAGCATTCATTGGACCAACAGTAAAAGGACCAAATAATCAACCTACTATTGTTACTTCTTATAACGACTTTACAAGAAAGTTCGGTGAGACTTTTACATCAGGTTCTTCAAACTATGAGTTTTTAACTTCACTTGCAGTTAAGAATTATTTCTCTCAAGGAGGAAATACAGCTTTGATTACAAGAGTTGTATCAGGAGCATACGATCCAGCAGTTACTACTTTTATTTCTGCATCTGCAAAACCAGGTATAGAACCTTTTGAACTTACAACATTAGGAAGAGGGGTAATGTACAATAATGCAGCAGGAGAGTTAAGTGCTTTACTAGGAGGAGCTTCTTATATTAATACAGACGGATCATTAGTAACAGGTTCAGCTGATAATGTACGATGGGAAATTCAGAATGTTAATAATGCTCAAGGAACATTTACATTACTTGTAAGACAAGGAGATGACAGTACAAATAATCCTACAATTCTTGAAACATTTAATAATGTATCTTTAGATCCAAATTCTCCAAACTATATTGAAGCAGTAATTGGTAATCAATATACAACAGTAGGTACGGATGGTTCAACATCATATATTTACAAAGAAGGAACATATCCTAACAGATCTAATTTTGTTAGAGTAAGTGCAGTAAGCTTAGCTACACCTAACTACCTAAGTACAGATGGAGTAAGTGTAAATAGAGATATAACAGGACAATCATATTCAGGATCACTTCCTATATCAGCTTCAGGATCATTCTACAATGCACAAGGAGCTGTTAAATCAGGAGCTACTTATTTTGCAAATTTAGGTACAAATAATACTGACGCACAAGGATTAGTAGCAGCTAACTATGCAACAGCTATTTCTTTACTATCAAATAAAGACGAATACCAAATCAACATGGTATCTGCACCAGGTATGATTCACTCAAGTACTATAGGACAAAGTGTTAATAACTCTATAATATCTTTAGCAGAGCAAAGAGGAGATTGTATCGCAGTAGTAGACTTAGTTCCAACAGGATCTGTAATATCAGCCGTAACAGGTCAAGCAGCAGCAATCAACAGTTCTTACGCAGCAACTTACTGGCCTTGGGTACAAGTACAATCAGCTACAGGTAAAAACGAATATGTACCAGCAGGAACAGTAATTCCAGGAGTATATGCATTTACAGATAATGCTTCAGCACCATGGTTTGCACCAGCAGGACTTGTAAGAGGAGGATTAGCAGGAGTTATTCAAGCAGAAAGAAAATTAACAAAAGGAGATAGAGATACATTATACTTAGGAAAAGTAAATCCAATTGCTACATTCCCAGGAACAGGTATTTCAGTATTCGGTCAGAAAACATTACAAACAAAAGCTTCAGCTTTAGATAGAGTAAACGTTAGAAGATTGTTAATAGAACTTAAGAAGTTTATTGGTGACCAAGCAAGAAACTTAGTATTCGAACAAAATACTATTGCAACTAGAAATAGATTCTTAGCGACGGTAAATCCATATCTAGAATCAGTAGTACAAAGACAAGGTCTTTATGCATATAGAGTGGTAATGGATGATACAAACAACACAGCAGATGTTGTAGATAGAAATCAATTAGTAGGTCAGATCTTTATTCAACCAACTAAAACAATTGAATTCGTTGTATTAGACTTTACAATTGAACCAACAGGAGCAACATTTGCATAAGAATCTAAACAATAGATATTTATAATTAAATAACAAGACAATAAAATGGCAGTATTAGATCCTAATGAAATAATGTTTAGAGCTTTTGAACCAATGGTTCAGCACAGGTTCGTAATGTATATAGACAATATCCCAGCATTCATGGTTAAGAATGTTAAAGCACCTTCTTTCCAAGATAATGCAATTAAACTTGACCACATCAACTCTTACAGAAAAATAAGAGGAAAAAGAGAATGGCAAGATATGGATATGACTCTATATTCACCAATCACTCCTTCAGGAGCTCAAGCAGTAATGGAATGGGCTCGTCTAGGATATGAATCAGTAACTGGTAGAGCTGGTTACTCTGATTTCTACAAAAAAGATTTAACTCTTAACATCTTAGGTCCTGTAGGGGATATCGTAGGAGAATGGATCATAAAAGGAGCTTTCTTAACAAAAGGTGACTTTGGTCAATTTGACTGGACTTCTGCAGACGGAGTTGTAGAGATAGGAATTACAGTAGCAATGGATTATTGTGTATT